ACTGAAGATAAGGACGTCATCACTCTCAAACGAGGTGTGATGATGGGAGAACCGCTTAGTAAGTCGGTTCTTGTTCTTCTCAGCTTAGCTGTAGAAGAGATGGCGTACACCGAGTTCATGGGACTCGGGTACGGACGTGAAAGCACGCCGGCCAGTGGCTGGCGCGCGTTTCACGTTGGAGGTGACGACCACATTGCGGTCGGACCTAAAAGTTATCTCAAAGAGATCACTAACAACCATCGAGCCCTTGGCTCGTTGATATCCCCCGAAAAGCACCGAATTTCGGTGCGTTTCGTAATGTATACGGAGAAACTCCTGTACTTCACGGACACCAAAATGAATTGGAAAGTCCGAGAGCTGCCCAACAATGTTGAGCAGTCGCCGTTCGTTGACACAGTCAAGGTACGGTTGCTGTCGCCTTTTACAAAGGCGCTAGAAGCGATAAACGACAAGAATGTCGCTATCGGAAAGCTTCGAAGTCTTACTTCGAATCTTCAATATTGCGTAACACGCGATATGAAGGTCACGATCATTGATCGTGCCCTTTACAAGTTCCGAGATTTTATCAAGGGACCTCACCACAAGACGATTCGTGCTGTGGAAAGCCTCCCAACACAGTTGGGAGGATTAGGGATAGCGGTTGATAATCGCTATCTAGAAAGCCTGCCTCCAATTTGGAATCGGGCCCTCAGGACCATCACCTACGGTGGTGCTCCGGGTTACAAGGCACAAAGTGTCTTGTCTTCGATCTTCGCGAATTCTACTCCGCGAGGAATTGAGACTCACGCCTTCATCAAGACGTGGGTCGAAACCATCATCGATACTATCGATGATGAGTATTATCCAGCAAGAAGCTTGATGGATTGTATGAAGGCCATTGACCCTCAAAACAAGCTCGCCTTCCAGGTGAAGCTTGCAAAGCTGAAGAAACGAGGTTTCGTCAGTCTTAACGACCTCCCCCAAATGGTGGAGAAGTCGTTTATCCTCCGCCAGTATCTGGAGGGGGCTCAGAAACCGTCCGGATACCGGACGGAACCTGTAAGCCGGCGCATTGCGCGGGCTTGGGGTGAACTGGAGAAAATCCGGAAACTTCACCCTGATGGTTCTCCGCTCAGAGAGCGGGAACTAAAGGCATCGCTCATGACTTCGAAGAAGTCTGTGATGCTCGGGCTCCTTGAGCCCGTTTCTGTACTCTTCGAAACGAAAGGGTACGGTGATGAAGACGACTGTGTCGACTTCAAAGATATGAAGGTCAAAGACCTTCTGCACTACGGTCTACCGACAATGTCGGTCGACCTCAAGCACTTGAAAAGAGTGTAAATCCCGAGGGAGTGAAACACTTTCTCGTCA